ATCATTATAAGACTAAAACACTTAAACACTTCCCTGGGTTTGAAACTAAGGTTATAAAGGGTTTCCAAACTAAACTTGATGCTTGGGATTATTCTAAATCCCGAGCAAAGATGTGTATGGAACTACTGAATCTTGGTGGTGAACTAAAAGACCATTATTGGGCATCTATTCCGGTACCCAAGAAAGGAAAGCGTAAAGCAGACCCAATGCTTTATCGATGCAGAGCTGCTGTTTGTCCTGAGCTTTATGTGTCCCAGCTGTGGAGGTGTCACCTCTACAACTGGGCTCACCACATTGAAGAGCAGGAAGGCGTTGGAAAGTGGGAACAATTCAACGGCGGCTTTCAAAAACGAATGGATAGGCTTGATAAGAATTTCAAAGGTTGTATCGTTCGGAGCACTGATGTTAAAGATCACGGTGGGTCGATTGGCCCATATATCTTTTCAATTATTAAAGCATATTTCAGAACCATCCTCCAGCCTTCTGGTGGATGGGTTGACCCTGGGACCTCCCTTGGTCTCTTGATCGATGAGATGTGTAATTGTTCAGTTGTTCTGAGCGCTCTCAGCGGTGGTTGGGTCATGAAGACATCATCTGGTCTAAAGGATGGTGTTGATTGGACCAACCTCCTTGATACTCTTGCTACCATTATATCCAAAGCCTGGACATTCTGGCGCTTTTCGCAACAACCCGCTTATCTTGAGTTTGAGGATTATTGTGCTACTAGATTTAGTATCACAGATCCTATAGCTATGTTCTTCACTCAAACGTTTGAAGTTCATGGTGATAATAACTTGAGTTTGATACCAATTCAGCTTGCTGGCCTAATGACCCTCAACTTTGAGAAAACTGTCATTGCAGAGCTTGGGCTGAATTTGAAGATGGATGAGTCCCTTGATTCGCCCACTTTGGAAGGTGTTGCTATTATGGGGTTCACACCCTATCGCGTCGGACGTGTTTGGCTTTGGTGGAGGGACGATGTTGAGAACCTAAAAGCTCTTGCATACCCTTCACTTATGATAAATGAGGCCAATTCCGCTCAAACTGCATACTTATTTGGTGTTATTAATTCTCTTAGAACTATTTCGTGTAGTTCCTATCGCTGCTCTCGGCTGATGGAGATTTATTGGCATATTCTTTCTGCTAGGACAGAGGAAGTGCTAATATCATACAGGTATGTAGATGACTGGCTTTTAGAGTCAGGTGCGTCTGCGATTCTTGATGCTCAAAATCTTCTCAGCGACTCGTTTTGTTACGAGTTAATTACTGGGAAGAAAATGGCCTCGTTGTCTTTTCCCTTCGAAGAACACAGACTCTTGAAAAAGGGTCAGGTGGAAGGGATATTTAAGGCATATGAGGCTAAACGTGAGTCTATAGATGAACAGATCCTTCCAGTGTTTGATACTTTGATGCCTGATGGAGAAATCCACAGGGTTAATCTTGCAAGTAATTCAAATACTGACGAAATTATTCCTGATTTTAGTTAATTGGGAATATTGGCGTTCCGCTGGCCCCACTAGGAAATAGCCACCGGAAGTTATTCCACTTTAAAAGGAACACCCCACTCTCTCTTCTTGAGACACGGTTTTTTCCAGATTTTCGGAAATCTGAGTGACTAGCAACGTCTCTAAACTTGCAGCCCTTGTTATCTGATATTACTGGCCTTAGATGCTACCCATGAAGAAAACAACCCAAACCAAGCCTGTGCTTCAGGCAAAGACTGTCCCTAAACCGTCTATAAAATCAGTTAGGAAGTTTGCTAGCCCTCCACCTAAGCCAGCAATTAAGAAAGTAGGTGGTAAACAGGAGGAATCTCCGAAGAAAGAGATTGTCCGAGGTGGAGGCTCCCCCCGCTCCATTAATCCCTCTGTTGATAATTACATAGGAAAGAAGAATATGTATTATCGGACTCTGAAAGAACCAGCGAAGTTTGTTGGTGTTAGAATCCCTGATTCTACCTTTGAAGGTTCTTTCACTTTCTCCACTGTTGCACGTTTTCCACTTGTGGTCAACGCTAATGGCATCGCTTGTCTCGGTCTTGGCTGGGATGGTGTCTTAAAGAACAGTGCTGGGCTCATTCCCCAACCTGTCTCATATGGAATTAGTGGGATAGGCTTTAATACGAAGAAATTCGTTATTGGAATGAAGAATGCTCTTGGTGCTGATGGGACTAACAGTCTCTTCAACGATACCGACGTAAGTAATGTTGGCTCAGAGCCAGTAACCCTTCCTTCTTGGGAGGACACTGTCCCTGGACTTTGTGACAAGGTTCGCCTTGTCTCCGGTGGTGCTGCCATCGAATCTACTTGCGCTGATATGACAAATCAAGGCCTTTATTTTGGAGCCTCCTCACCGCGAGGTCAAATGATGTCCCAATTCCCTGAACCAGATGATGGACCAACTGTTCAGGATGTTCTTGCTCTGCCC